CACTCCTGCGGTGATGGATGATCGGCACCATGTCAACGTCAGGGTCACCCAGATCGCAGGGCCGCTTCCTGATCCACTCCCCGACGGTTACGTCCAGCAAGGCCACGACCTCGCCGTACTGGCTCAAGGTGGCGCTGGCGTCGAATGGGTGGACCACACCACCGTGGACAACCCCCGGCGCATCTGGGCTGGCGGGATGAGGTATTGGACACCTGCGGTTGAACCTGATATAGAGTGATCCATGGCTGTTGGACTGAGCATATTCCGTGTAGTCTCGAACGACGAACTTGCGCGGCAGGAGCGTGAGCAGGCTGATCGTGAACTTCAGGCTCGGCAATCCTCTGAACTCATGCTGGGTATCGTGGGGTATCTGCGCGAGTGCTGGGACGCTGCGAAAATTGCCAAGAAGCCTATTGAAGACATCATGCTTCGCGCCATGCGGCAGCGCAACGGTGAGTACGAGCCGGAAAAGCTGGCGGCGATCCATCGTCAGGGCGGTTCCGAAGTCTACATGATGATCACTGAGGTCAAATGCCGCGCGGCGGAAAGTTGGCTGCGCGATATCCTGCTCGATACCGGTACGCCTCCGTGGGACATTCAGCCTACGCCTATCCCTGATCTGTCACCTGCGCAGTTACAGGACCTCCGGAACGCCTTTGCCGATATGGTTGCACGCTTGCTCCAAGAGGAGCTTCGCGCCATGACGCCCCACGAGATGGCCGAAGCCAAGGAAGCCGTCGCGCAGGAATACCGCTTCAAGCTGCTTCAGGCGGCGCAAAACCGCGCCGACAAGATGAAACACAAGATTTCCGACCAGTTCGCGCAGGGTGGCTGGGCCGACTGCTTCAATGATTTCATTACCGACCTCGTCACCTACCCCGCCGCTATCCTCAAGGGTCCGGTTGTACGCCGTCAGCGCACTCTCGGTTGGGAACAGGACGCCAGTGGGCGCACGATGGCTATTCCGGTTGACCGGATTGCGCCTGAATACGAGCGCGTTGACCCGTTCAATTTCTACCCGGAGCCGGGGATTACCAACATTCAGGACGGGTATTGTTTCCAGCACCACCCCTTGACACGTACGATGCTGGCCGACCTCATCGGAATGCCGGGTTATGACGATCAGGCTATCCGCAAACTGCTCGAAGAGGGCAACGGAAGCTCTTGGATCAACCAAGATATCGAGTTGATCAAGGAGGAAGAGGAGCGCAAGTATTACACCGAGATGCGCCCGACGCAGATTTTCGACGCACTTGAGTTCTGGGGCAAGATTTCCGGTGCGATGCTGCGCGAGTGGGGTATGTCTGAAGACGAAGTACCCGATGCGGCGCTTGAATACGATGCAAATGTGTGGGTTTGCGGTAATTTCGTCCTGAAGGCAGTCCTTAACTACGATCCGCTGGGTGAAAAACCCTACGCCAAGACCTCCTTCATCAAGTGTCCGGGCGCATTTTGGGGTAAAGGTATCCCCGAGATCATCGAAGACCTGCAAAACGTGTGTAACGCAGCGGCTCGTGCCCTTGTGAACAACATGGGTATCTCGTCTGGACCGCAGGTTGAGGTAAATCTGGAGCGTATCCCGCCGAATGAGGACATCACGCAAATCTACCCATGGAAGATTTGGCAGGTCACGAACGATCCGACTGGTTCGAGTGCACCAGCGGTGCGTTTTACGCAACCTGAAGCAAATGCTCAGACGCTCATGGGCGTCTACGAAAGATTTTCACGCCTAGCTGACGAACATTCCGGTATTCCGGCGTATCTTTACGGTGATCTTAACGTCCAAGGCGCTGGCCGCACGTCCTCTGGCCTCTCCATGCTCATGGGGAGCGCAGGCAAGGGCATCCGTCAGGTGGTCATGCACATCGATTCCGACGTGATCAAGCCCGTCGTGGAGCGCCAGTACATCTACAACATGCGTTATGACGAGGATGAGAGCATCAAGGGCGATCTGCAAATCCTGCCGCGCGGTGCCATCAACCTCGCCAACCGCGAAACCATGAACGTGCGCCGCATCGAGTTCCTGAATGCCACGGCTAACCCCGCCGACATGGAACTCATGGGTCCGGAAGGGCGTGCGGCGCTTCTCCGTGAGGTTGCAAAAAGCTTGCAAATGCCTACGGATGAGATTATACCCTCACGGGAAACCATGACACTTATGCAGCGCAAGCCTTCGGGCGAGGCGATGCAAGGTAGAGGGATGAAAACGGTCCCGACACAGCCTGACGGGTCACCCAAGGGTGGGCAGCAGGCCAATCTCGTGACCAGCAATGCGTCTGGAGGGGCGGAGTGATCCGTCCGACTGACGAGGTAGTGAAGGCCATGGCCCTCATCGTGAGGCAGTACCCGCAGGTACTGACCTTTCTGACCGAGTGGAAGGCCCACGAACTCGAACAGCTTCCATACGCAGGAAATACCTCGGCAGTGTCACAGGGGCGCTGTCAGGTATTAGCCGAACTCGTGAAGTTGGCTACCAATTCCCCTGATTTGGCGGCAAAGCAGACACGCTCGCCGTCCAACACTACGCATACCGGATAGGAGCGTATGAATGGCACTGCCTGAACAAGTTCGTAAGCAGATTGAAGCTGCGGAAGAGAAGATGAAGGAGATTTCGGGAGAGCAGACCGCTGAGGCGGATGCTACTGAACCCGTGTCTTCGGATACTTCGACTTCTCAGGCTGACGATGCGGAGAAACCCGTTCAATCCTCTGGTGCAGATGAGCAGGGCACCAAGGAAGACCCGAACTCGGAGACGTATGCCCAGCGTTGGCGTACGCTTCAAGGTCAGTATAACGCAGAAGTACCGCGACTGAGGGCTGCTAACAAGGATATGCAGACCCGTGTCGCCCAGTTGGAGCAGCTTTTGGCTTCGCTTCAGAATACTCAGCCCGCTGCTCCCGTAGCAGCCCCGCAGTCCGGGCAGAAGCTCGTGACTGACGATGACGTGGCCGAGTACGGCGAGTCAATTGACATGATGCGCAAGGTTACTCGTGAGGAAGTGGGTTCGCTGCTGGGGAAGATTTCCCAGTTGGAGAGCACCATTCAGCATCTTACGACTAGCGTATCAGGATCAGTAATTCCGCAGGTTCAGCGTGTTGCCCAGCAGCAGGCTGCGTCGGCAGAAGAGCGGTTCTGGTCAAGTCTTGCCCAGCGTGTGCCCAACTGGCAGCAGATCAACAACGATCAGGACTTCCAGTCTTGGTTGCTGGAAATCGATCCGCTGACGAATACTTCGCGTCAGACTCATCTTGAGATTGCCCAGCGCGATCTCGATGTGAACCGTGTTACCGCGTTCTTCAACGCTTTCACGGCGGCGTCTGGCAAGTTTGCGCCACAAGCGAATGCTCAACCTAATCGGTCTGCTTCAGAGTTGGAGCGGCAGATCGCCCCCGGACGTTCTCGTGGAGCTTCCGGTGCGCCTGTTGGTCAGACCTCCAAGTCCTATACACCGGATGACATCAAGAAGTTCTTCAATGATGTCCGCGCCGGTAAGTACAAGGGCCGGGAGACTGAGCGTGACCGTATTGAACGCGATATCTTCGCTGCACAGCGCGAAGGTCGTATCATGCAAGCAAGCTAAATCTAGGAGACTTCCATGTCTTATCCCGTCACCTCCGGTCGTCCGAACTATTCGGGCAACTTCATTCCGGAAATCTGGTCAGGCAAGCTGATCCAGAACTTCTATGACGCAACGGTCCTGTCGGCTATTGCCAACACGGACTACGAGGGTGAAATCCGCCGTATGGGCGATACGGTGAACATCCGTACCACCCCGGAGATCACCATCCGCGACTACATCAAGGGTCAGACCCTGACCGTCGAGAACCCGGACAAGCCGAAAATCCAGTTGACCATCGACAAGGGCGAGTATTTTGCCTGCATCGAAGACGATGTGGATAAGGTGCAGTCCGACATCAACCTGATGGACACTTGGTCTAAGGACGCTTCCGAGCGTATGAAGATCAAGATCGATCAGCGCGTGCTGGCGGCAATTGTCACCGATGTGTCCGCTGCCAACGAGGGTTCTACGGCTGGCCGTATCTCTGCCGACATCAACCTCGGCACGGATGGTTCTCCGGTGGCTGTCGATAAGACCAACGTCCTCGATTACCTTGTGGACCTCGGTACTGTCCTCGATGAAGCCAACTGCCCGGAAGGCAACCGCTGGGTTGTTATTCCCGCCAAGGCGGCTGGTTACATCAAGAAGTCCGACCTTCGCGATGCCTCGCTGACCGGTGACGGCACCTCGATCCTCCGCAACGGGCGTCTGGGTATGATCGACCGCTTCACGGTCTACATGAGCCACAACCTGCCCTACACGGGCACGGGCGGCAGCAAGAAGTTCAGTGTGATCGCTGGTCACAAGATGGGCTTCACCTTCGCCTCTCAGATGACCGAGATGGAGACGATTCGTGCCGAGACGACCTTCGGTAACATCGTGCGCGGCCTTCAGGTCTACGGTTACCAGACCGTCAAGCCCGAAGCTCTGGCTACCGGCGTTATCACGCTCTAATCAGTGGGGGCGCAAGCCCCCATCCACACCACTCTGAGGAGATAACTCCATGGCTACGTACACTGACTCCCTTGGCTTCAACAAGGGTTCCGCTGGCTTCCACAACGCTGGGCTTCACAAAATCCACCGTGTGGAAGTCGTTCTCGACTTCGTCAAGATCACCGCCGCTCGTCTTGCCGCTGGTGCGACGGCGCTTACGTCCAACGACGTTATCGAGGCTATTCCGCTCCCGGCCAAGTCACTGGTCATGCGGGTTGGTCTGGACGTGACGACCGCTGAAGGCGGCACGCTCACCGTTGACGTGGGCGATGGCTCCGACGTTGACGGCTTCCTTGACGGTGTTGATGCCAATGCGGTGGCTTCCTACTGCTCTGCTCTGGCGCTGGCCGAAGCTGCTCCGAACACTGTCGTTGGTTATTCCAATGGCAAGTATTACTCGGCGGCTGACACCATCGACGTGAAAATCCTCAACGCCGCCGACGCGGCGGTCATGCGTCTCTGGGCGCTGGTCGCTGACTGCTCGTAACAAGTGAGGGGGCTTCGGCCCCCTTACCTCCTTGGAGGGTTCGATGGCTGGTCACGTCAAGGCTTGGCAGGGTACGGCTCCTGCGCTCATTATCCCTACGCGGGCCGCGATCCTGAAGGTTGTTGCCTTTCATTCCGCGAATGAAGATAACGTCGCGTACTTTTATGACCTTGACCGCGCCCCCACGAACGGAGAATTCGCCTATGAGTGGCATTTGTACGGCAAGGGTAGCTTCGAGTTGGAGATGCCTCTTGACGGTGTACTCTTTGAAAGCGGCATTTATGTCACTCCGGGTGATCACTCAGTCGTAACTGTTTTCTACAGGGGTGTCTGATGGCAAAAACTCCCGCATGGCAACGCAAGGAAGGCAAGAACCCCAAGGGCGGTCTGAATGCCAAGGGGCGGGCATCTTACAATGCTGCGAACCCCGGTAAGCCGGGACTTAAGGCCCCACAACCCGAAGGTGGTCCGCGCCGCGACAGCTTCTGCGCCCGGATGAAGGGTATGAAGAAGAAGCTTACTTCTGCCAAGACGGCCAATGACCCGAACTCCCGCATCAACAAATCCCTGAGAGCATGGAATTGCTGATGAAAACCAAATCCAAGGTCAACGAGGCCGGGAACTACACCAAACCTGCTCTCCGCAAACGCCTGTTTAACGAGATCAAGGGTGCGGCGGTGCAGGGCACCAAGGCAGGCCAGTGGTCAGCCCGCAAGGCCCAGCTTCTGGCGAAGAAGTACAAGGCGGCAGGCGGGGGGTACACATCGTGAAGGCCCCCCAGAAATCCCTCAAGGACTGGACCGCCCAGAAGTGGCGTACCAAGTCTGGTAAACCGTCTTCCAAGACGGGAGAAAGATATTTACCGGAAGCCGCCATTAAGGCATTATCCCCAGCAGAGTATGCGGCTACGACCGCAGCGAAGCGCAAGGGTATGAAGAGCGGCAAGCAGTTTGTGCGTCAGCCAGATAAAATTGCCAAGAAGGCAGCGAAGTTCAGATAGGATAACATGATGGCAAAGAACTGGATCAAGGGGGCGATCAAGAAGCCCGGTGCCCTGCGCGAAGCAATGGGCGTCAAGAAGGGTGAGACGATCCCCAAGGCTGCGCTGGCCGCAGCCGCGAAGAAACCCGGCAAGATGGGGCAGCGTGCCCGCCTTGCCATGACACTTGGTAAGATGAACAAAGGGAAGTAATATGACCAAGTATCTGCGTCATAAGCTCAAGGGCACCATTTACGGCTGGAACGAGAACATCGCTAAAAGCCCGAATGTCGAGGAAGTGACGGAAGAGCAGGCGTACCCGGAGAACTTTGTCCCAAAGGCGGCAAAGGGCCGCAAGCCCAAGGTCAGCCTGATTACGGATGATATTCCGGAGCCGCCGGTCAGCGATTCCATGGCTGATATCAACGATGAACTCACGCGGAAGACGCAGGTATGACGCCAGCCGACGTAATAGTTGAGGTCAGGAAGCTGTTGCAGGACACAAATGTTGATGTGTCCCTTCAGCGTTTCTCGGATACTGCGCTTTTGGGGTTTGTAAATCAGACCCTGAAGCGTATCTCTTTGGTGCGCCCGGACCTTTTTTCTTACGTCGGTACAATTTCCTGCGTGACCGGTGAGGTCCTTCAGTCTGCGCCTTCCGATTCGATCCGCCTCATGGAGGTGTTCCGGGTTCAGGGCGGTGCTGCGGTTCGTGAGACGAACCGGCAGACCATTGATCAAACATATCCCGGCTGGGTGGATGCCACCGCTGGCCCCACAGTTAATTGGATGCGACATCCACGTAACCCCAACAAGTTTTTCATTTATCCAAAGGCTCCTGCTGCACAGGTTCTCGTCGGTGAGTACGCCAAGGCCCCTCCTGATTACGCCGTTGGTGACACGGTTGCCCTGCTTCCGGACGCATACTTCACCACCGTGGTGGACGGTACTGTGTTCTTGGCCGAGAGCATTGACAACGAACACATCACGTCCGGACGGGCAAAGATGTTCTTTGACAGCTTCTCAGCCAGCCTTGAAGCCAACTATAAGACCCGGTTGTTTACCGATCTTGATAGCGGCGGCATGGATAAGAGGGAGTTGCCCTGATGGATACTCGTACGTTCATCTCCCTTGAGAACAAGATTGCTGCAAATGTGCCGGGGTGTCCTCGTCCCACGATTGAGCAGTTTGTGCGTGATATTGCCATCGAGGTCTGTGAGAAGACGTTGGTGTGGCGCTATGAGCAGGACCCCATTATCCTGACGCCCGGTATTTATGAATATGAATATGATATCCCGGCGAACAGCGAGGTCGTTGCTGTAATTCACGCTGCTCTCAATTCCGGTACTGAGTTTTTGGCTACGTTGGACCCGGCGGTTCAGGAAGACCTGCACCGTATGTACCCCGACTGGCCGTCTGAGGATATCAACAAGCGGTCTACCCCACGCTTCATCGGGCAGTTTGATCCCGATCATTTTGTTGTCGCCCCAGTACCTGATAATTCGCGAAGGTATAGCGCGAAGATGTTCTTGGCGCTGAAGCCCACACCGACCGCGCTAGGAATGAGCAAGACGGCGTTCGATGAGTGCGAGATGCTTATTACCCATGGTGTGCTTCAACATTTACACACACTCCCCAATAAGTCGTGGACAGACTACGATCTTGCTTCGTATCACGCCAAACAGTACACGTACAAGACGGCGCTTCGCCGTGCCAAGACCAATCTTGGGGCTACTCGTGCACCCTTGACTGCGCGTATGGCTCCATTTGCATAGGTGATAGCATGTCTGAAGTGATCAAAGTTGTTCAGGGTGATACAAAACCACTCATTACGTTGACATTGACTGATGCGGTGACCGGCAGTCCGTTCAATCTGTCTGCCGGAACGACTTCTGTATCCATTAACTTCCGGGCAGCAGGTACAACAGCTACACCGCAGGTCATACTGTGCAATAAGACTGACGCTGCCAATGGGGTGGTCCAGTTTGATTTTTCGGGTGGCATTCTCGACGTAGACCCCGGTCTGTACGAGGGAGAGATTGTCGTTGACTTCAATGGGGCGACACATACTGTCTACGACGTTTTGAAATTTCGAGTCCGTGCGGACTTCTGAATAGGGGATAAGTGATGACAGTTCAGTATTCGGTCGCAGTCCGTAATGCCCAACTTGATGCTTTTGAAACGACAATCGGAACTTCAGCGATCTTGAAGATCAGGAGCGGAGCGACTCCGGATGCTTGTGCTACTGCCGATAGTGGCACAGTTCTGGCGACACTCAACTTGCCATCCGACTGGATGGACGCTGCTTCTGGCGGTAGCAAGACGTTTCTTGGTGTGTGGCAGGATGTTTCTGCCGACGTGACTGGTACTGCTGGTCATTTCCGTATCTACGCTTCGGATGGTGTAACTTGTCATATGCAAGGTTCTATAACTCTTGCAGGTGGCGGTGGGGATATGATCTTGGGCGACACGACCGTTGTGTCCGGTACTCCGGTCATTATTACCGGGTTTGTTATAACTGCCGGTAACGCATAAAATTTATCATGGCAAGCCTATCGATAGTACAGGAAGACCAAAGTGTTTCTGCTCTAGGGACGTGGCAGGAATTTTCCCTAGACTTTGTTAACGACGCTTACGCGATCTACACTACAGCAGGATACACTTCAGCAAGCCTATCGATAGTACAGGAAGACCAAAGTGTTTCTATAACGGGTACTGCCCCGGTTCTGAACACACCTTGCGTGCTTCTTGGTAGTACCGAAGTGCATGGTATAGTTGCAACAGTTGCTCCTTATGTTATACTGTCAGCCTCTGTGACTTATGCGCATATCACGGCTGATACTTGTTGGGACGTGCTTGCTGAGAGGGAAGCCGCTTGATATGTCCGGGCATATTAGTATAACATACACAAGGTTTCGGAGATCGATATGGGCGTCCTCGTAAAGAATAACGCTTATAGTACGCTGGCATCGAGTATCGACGCCGTAGTGACGACTATTACGCTGGCCGCAGGTACAGGGGTGCGTTTTCCCGCGACTTCCAGCCCGGATTATTTCTATGCTACGCTAATCAACTCATCCAACCAACTGGAAGTTGTTAAGGTCACTGCGCGGTCGGTAGACACGCTTACCGTGGTGCGCGGTCAGGACGATACGGTTGCGCGGTCCTATTCCTCCGGTGATCGTATCGAGCTTCGGGTGACTGCGGCTTTGCTGGCCGATGTCAGGGATAGCGTTACTCCCGGCGACGGTACGGTTACTACGGCAAAACTTGCGGATGACGCTGTTGAGACAGCCAAGATTGACGATGGTGCCGTCACTTCAGCCAAACTCGCGGCGTCAGTGCAGGAGGCTCTGACGCCTACCGGCTCGCTGTTGCCTTATGCCGGGTCAACGGCCCCGTCTGGCTGGCTGCTGTGCCATGGACAGGCCGTAAGTCGTTCGACCTATGTTGCGCTGTTTGCCGTCCTCGGAACGACCTATGGCGCTGGTGACGGATTGACCACCTTTGCCTTGCCTGATCTTCGTGGCCGTGCCGTAGCCGGTAAGGATGACATGGGGGGCACCTCGGCCAACCGGCTGACCAATCAGTCTGGTGGGCTCGACGGCGACACGTTGGGCGCAACTGGTGGCGCGGAGACGCATACGCTGACTACGGCTCAGATGCCAGCGCACTTCCATGTTGATGGTTACACCCAAGGCACTTCAACTTCTGGTGGTCGGTATAACTCAACTATTGCGTCTTCTCAAAGTGATATGTCTTTCTCCGGCAGTGGAACCGCATCGCCAAACACATCTACTGTCGGAGGCGACGGTGCGCACAACAACGTCCAGCCCACGATCATCCTGAATTACCTTATCAAGACGTAGGTCGTGCATATGATAAATTCACAGGCACTCGAAGTTCTCAGCGTCATAATGCAGTGGATCATAGCCCCTGTAGCAGCCTTCGTCTGGGTGTTGTACAACAAGCAACAGGTACACCATACGGATATTGCCGTTCTCAAGGCCGAGACTGCATCTGCACGAATGGCGCATGACCGTGAGATCAAGGAAATCCGCGAGACGAGCAGGGCCATCATGGATAAATTGAGTTCAATAGAAGAGGCGCTGCGCAAATGAAGCTGGTTGTGGCCTCGACCTTGGTCCTTGGTTTATCCTCGCCAGCGTTCGCACACGAGTGGTATAGTCAACGCCGGGACCCTATCTTCAATACCACTACGTGTTGTGGGGGGTCCGATTGTGCTCCGCTTCCTTCTCACGCTATCAGTTATTTCAACGGCGACCTTCGTGTTGTCTTGTCTCTTGAGGAAGCAAAACGTATCAACCCAAGAAGGCAGGAGCCGTTTGACGAGGTTATCCCCTTTGACCGTATTCAGATAGCAGAGGACGGTCAGCCACATATCTGCCTCATGGAGAAGAATCGCGTTAGTGACGGTGATAGGCGGCAGGGCTTTTTCTGTATCTTCTTACCTCCGGTCGGGTAGTGTACATGGTTCCAGTCTGCGATATCCCAGCCGTCATTGCTCTTCACGATACGTTTGGGCTTACAGCCAAGGAAGCTCTGGTTGTCGTATTGCTGGCACGCGGGGGTATTGTTGAACCGACACGCATCCGCGATGTGTATTGCGACTATCCGCATACGACACCCATAGAGGCTAGATCGGCAATAAAGCGGATCAGGAAGAAGACAAAGCCTATCCTGTGTATCAGGACATACTACGGGATGGGTTACGATATGGAACCTAGTAGTTGTATTCGTGTACGAAATCTAGTACGCGGGGTAGTGCAGGCGTATAAACATCAGGAGGTACTACACACATGATGAAGTCCAAGAAGAAGGTGAAGCCCATGGGCTACAAGGACGGGGGTAAGACCTTCAAGCCTTGTGCCAAGTGTCCGTCGCCGTCCAAGTGCAAGGCCGCTGGCCGCTGCATGAAGAAGGCTGCGTGATATGAAGCTCTCTCCTCGTGACGAAGCTCATCTCAGGCGGGTTCATCCGGACCTTGCTCGTGTGATCCGCAGGGCTGCGGCAATCTGGCCCCATAGGGATCAGGTATTTTTTATTACCTGTTCGCTTCGCACGATGGAGGAGCAAAAGAAGCTCAAAGCCGCTGGCGCATCCAAGACGCTACGTTCCCGGCACCTCCCCGGTAAGACCAACAAGCTGTCTCACGCCATTGATCTTGCGGTGCGGATGGGTAAGACCGTGAAGTGGGATTGGCCGCTGTACGCACAGATGGCAAAGACGATCAAGGCTGCGGCCAAACTGGAAAAAGTCTCCATCGAATGGGGTGGAGATTGGAAGACGTTCAGGGATGGTCCGCATTTTCAACTGCCGTGGTCTAAATACCCCGGCTAACAGGAGAATAGAAATATGTTCACTTCAATCGACAAGGCTCTCGTCGCCCTCGTCATGGGTCTTCTGTTTATTATCCAGCAGTTTACCGGATTCAATCTTGGTTGGATCAGCGAGACGCAGGTTTCAACCATCATTGGTCTTCTGACCCCTGTTCTTGTCTGGGCGATCCCCAACAAGAAGCTTGCCTGATGACTTGGCAGGAGGGCGTTGGCGTAGTGCTCGTCTGCATCGGTCTGCTGGCCGGTGTATATGTCGCTGCGCAACGCCCGTCCTTCTGGATTGGGTTTATCGGTCGCGCATTTACGGCGCTGCAACCAATGGTGTGGGCGTATCTTTCAAAGCGAATGCCACCCGAAAAAGAAAAAGAGTGGCGTGACTGCATCAGGCGCGGCGGCGAGTGGGATCACATCCGGAAGCGATGTAAACGGTAGGTATCATGGCGTCCATACGACTGGCAAACTTTCTCGGTATCGCACCCAAGATTTCTCCGGAACTCTTGGGCGAACGCTTTGCGCAGACTGCCGTGAATGTGAAGCTCGTATCTGGAGATTTGGTTCCTTATCATCTTCCGAAGGACGTGGCCGTTACTGCCCGCGCTGGGACCGCCAAGACCATATATCCCATGCGCGATCCGGCAGACCCAACCAGTAACAAGTGGTTGTCGTGGACGACAGATGTCGATATCGCTATTCCGACGACGCTGGCTGAAGAAGAGCAGCGTATCTATTACACTGGCGACGGCGCACCGAAGGTGACTGATTACGATCTCGCGGTTGGTACAACGTCGGGTCCCTACCCGGTTTCGTCGTACGATCTTGGTCTTCCGCTTCCTACGGTAAAACCCTCGGCTTCTGCAACTGCGTTCACTGAGAAGACCTCCAGTACGATTGCCCGCGATGGTAACAACACGGTGACGCTGGTCACCTCCGCTGCACATGAGTTGATCACCGGTACGCGGGTCAATATCGCCAAGTTCACATATCGTACGGGCACGTATACCCGCTCCGTAAACACCATCACTGTATCCCTGACTGCTCATGGATATGACGTTGGTGCGCAGCTTTTCTTGACGTTCCAGAACTTTGGTGGGACGACCGGCGTCAACCTTACACCTGTGGCAGGGTCATATACGATTGCGACCGCGTCTGCGAATAGCTTCACCATCGAGGACCCGACGTACACCGGGACTATCAGCGGTACCTACGACGTTTATATTGGCCTCTACGACTTCAATGTGAACGACGCTGAGGTTACAGTGGTCGATTCCACCACGTTCACATACTCTTCAGTTGGTCCCAAGACGCCAACGATCACCGTCACGACTGGCAAGATAAACCTTGCTGGCGCTGCTCAAAGTCGCAAGTATGTCTATACGTGGCTTACTCCGTGGGGTGAGGAGTCGATCCCCAGCGAACCCTCCGACGCCGTCTTTGTGCGTGAGGGTCAGGTTATTACCGTGTCGAACCTGCCCACGGCCAAGCCGAGCGGAAGTAATTTCGTTCGTGGTTTTCGCCTCTATCGTACGGTGACAGGTGCGACGGGAACGATCTATCTGCGGCTGAAGACGATCTACTTCCCCAACCCTGCGGTGTCCGCGTCTCGCGCCAGTAACGTGGCGACCATGACGTTTCAATACCCACATAATCTCGTGGTGGGTGACAAAATCAAGATTACGGATACCGAGTTTGGCGGGGCACCGGATACCAGCTTCGATGTGACCGATGTGACCGTTGCGTCCGTGGTTGATAAGTTCGCGATCACGTATGCCAGTACAGGATCAGACAAGGCCGAGACAGCCACTACGGACGGTACGCTGTTCTGGGATACCTCCGAGCCGGATATCATCTCGTCTCGGTATTACGAGTCCTCGACTTTCACGGATGACTTCAACGTCAGCGGTCTCACGCTGGCCCTTGATACGCTGGATGCGGACGCTCCGGACCCAAACATGCAGGGTCTAACTATGGCCCATAACAACATTCTGATCGGGTTCGTCCAGAACGAACTGTGCTTCTCCGAGCCGGGACGCCCATGGTCGTGGCCTATTAAGTATAGGCTTATTTTTGAATATCAGATCGTGGCCGTTGCCGCAGTTGCCGGTAATATCCTTGTGATGACGACAGATTACCCATACCTCGTAGACGGTCAGACCCCTGCAAATATGTCGTCGTCCCGCATCAACATTCCGCTCCCCTGCACGTCGAAGCGCGGCGTGGTCAACATGGGCTTCTCGGTGATGTATCCCACTTGGGGTGGCGTTGCCATGTACGGCCCGGATGTCGGCGCTGTTCTTGTAACCAAGGCCCTGCATGATTGGGACTCGTGGAACGCGGTGTACGATCCGACGACCATGGTTGCTGAGTTCTACAACAACCGGTACTTCTGTTCGCACAGCGACGGGTCCTTCCTCTTTGAGCGTGACGATCAGATCGGTGGCGTTTTGGTGACCCTGCCGCAGAAGTTCAGCGCGGCGCACTTTGATGCTGAGTATAACAAGTTCTACTTTACTGTTGAAAATTCGGATATCGTTTACGAGTGGGACGCATCGGATCAGCCGTTACTCGGTCTGGAGTGGAAGTCCAAGGTCTTCGTGAACAAAGAGTACATCAACGTCGGCGCTGCTAGAGTAGTTGCGGACTATGACGTTAGTGGTGATGACGCGCAGGCAATTGTCGATTACAACCTGTTTGTTATCTCGTACAATTCAGGTATCTGGGCTGTGTTGCCAGACCTTGGTACGCTCAATGGTCCTATTGATTATATTGATCCGGGTACATCCGCTGATGTCGAGCTTCTCGGGGTGATGAACTCTACACTGGTCAACGGTGATATCCCCACGATCTATCGCCTCGAACCCGTAGGGGCTTACTTCATCAACTTCAAATTGTGGGCTAACAAGAAGCTGGTCGCTGACGTGGCTGTGTCCGATTCCAATATCTTCAGGTTACCCACTGGGTACAAGACGGACACACTTGAAGTTTCAGTGTCTGGCTCTGCCCGCATTCGCTCCATTCATTTCGGTGAAACTCCAGCGGGGTTGGTGAACGTATGAGTTTTGCTGCATTACCTCCCATCCCACAATCCGGCCTTACTGAGGCTGAGCTTCGCCTGCTGTCGGCCATGCACCAGAACATATCACTTCTTACAGGGCAGAACGTCGCTGAGAGTAAAGCCATCATATCCGGACAGGTCACTCTGACCGGTGCTCCAGCCGCCACCACAGCGTTTCCCTCCATTTCCGGCTCTCCTGCCAACGACGTTGCGCAGTTGGCTACGGCGTTCCAAGCCCTGATAAATGATGTACAATCCCTGCGTGATACGCTAAACATACTCATTGCGCAGCTTCGTAGCTGAGGAGACTTGTTATGAATAACAGAGGTGGACTTAATCCGCAGGGCGGGTTTGACATCCGCAGGTTGCTGCCGCAGAACCCGTTCCTGAACGTGAACCCGATGGCTGCTGCCATGCCCATCGGTACAGCCGCACAGCTTCCACCTTCGACCTTGAACGTGCGGACACCGCAGACGCCGCCCGCCTACGCGGATGGGGGAATGGTGCCCACTCCCCCCAGTGCAGCCCCGCCGCAGGCCGGTATGGCACCCCAACAGCCCGGTCTGGCTTCACCCGGTGGGGCTGCACCCCAGCGCATGTCGCTCCAGCAGCTTCAGCAGGAAGCCCAGAAATTCGCACAGGCAAACCCGCAGGCGGTTCAGATGATCCGCGAGGCCCTCATGGAAGGCGTGCAGGATGGCGATGTAACACCGCAGCAGATTACCATGATGGTTCAGATGGCGGTCGCCGCCGCCCAGAACCCTGAACTCTACCCCCGCCTGCGCCAGATGGCGATCCAGCAGGGTCTGGCTGATGAAGAAGACCTGCCCATGCAGTACGATCAGGGGCTTGTTTTTTCGCTCATCGTCGCTGGTGCTGCAATGCAGCAAGGTGGGCAGGCAATGGCCGCAGCCCCGCAGGTTCCCGGTGCACAGGCTCCCGCTGCAATGATGAAGGAAGGCGGGCATATCCCGATGACCCGCAGCCCTACGGGTGACAACACAGGCCGTGCCGACGACATCACGATCTGCGTCTCCGGTGGTGAGTATGTCATCCCGCAGCCTATTGTGGAACGCAAGGGCACGGAGTTCTTCGATAAACTGATCGGCAAGGATAAGGGTGCAGCATGACCCAGATCACATACATCAAGTCGGCGCTTCGCCACTCCTCAGCACTCACTGCCCCAGAGGTAGCCCTTACCGGGTTTGGCCTCTGGAAAAGTATCAAGAAAGCCTTCAAGAAGATCGTCAAGCCGCTGGCGGCGGTTG